AATGGTGTATTAGCATCAGGTGCAACTTCAGGTGCATTAACCGCAGCACCAACATCAAACGGAACATCTAATATTTCTGTACCTTATTATTTAGTTGTAGACCCTGATAATGCTTCTAATAGAGAAGTAATTGAGGTAACAGCAGCTTCAGGTACAACACTCTCAACAATAGTTAGAGATAAAGAAGGTAGACATTCTACTGACCCTACACATGCAGATGGAACTGTAGTGCGTATGGCAGTTGTTAAAGAAATGTTTGAGGATTTGCATGATAGAGTTGATGCAGCTTTAGGTCCTGCAACCACAGCAGTTTTTACAAACAAAACATTTGATGCTGAAGCAACAGGAAATGTGTTATCTAATGTTGATGTTGCTAATTTAAAATCAGGAGTTTTAGATACCGACATATCATCTACATCAGGAGGAGATGATACACTAGCATCTGCAAAAGCTGTAAAAACTTATGTTGATGCACAGGTTGCACCGAAAGCAAGTGTTGGTTTAGTTTTAGCATTAGGAGGATAACATGAGTATGCTCATGATGCTTAAAGAAGGTGGAGATTTAGTCTTAGAGGCTAAAGGGAATACAAAGTTAGATGAAGATTTAGATTTAACTTTGAATGAAGCAGGTGGAGCAGGAATTAGTTTATCGCTAAGGATTGTTTATGAAGGTCTTTCAGTAGCGTGACTGCAACGCAAGTTCGTGCTATAGTATTGGGAGATAGTTAATTAATTAATTATATTGGAGATATAAATGGCAGAAACATTTAAAGCAGTCAATGTAGCATTAGGCAACTCAGCAGATGCTGTAGTTTATACTTGTCCTGGTTCTACAACTGCGATTGTTATACATTGTCAAGTCGCTAATGTTGATGGCACAAACGCAGCAGATTTAAACATAGACCACAATGATGGTTCTACAACTGCAGCTTTGGTTTCAACTCTTTCTGTTCCTGCAGACAGTGCAGTCAATCCTATTGGAGGAAAACTTGTACTAGAAGCAGCAGATACATTAAGAGCTTGGGCAGGTGCTGCCTCTGACTTAGAGTTGACTTTAAGTGTATTAGAAATTACATAGGAGATTTTTTAAGATGAGCTTTGGTTTTATAGGCAAATCGCCTGAACAGAAGTACAACAGTAACAAGGGTGTGTTCTCTATGGAAGAGATACAAGAACTTGTTGACAATCATGACTGGGCAGGTATAGCAGGTCTAAGTATTGACCTTCATGTTATTGGTGCAGGTGCTGCAGGTGCGCAAGATGCACAAGGTGGTGGTGCAGGTGGTGGCATGGCAGGAGGAACATTAACCTTTTACAAACAAATGGATATAATTGTTGGTTCAGGTGGTAATGGTGCTAATCAACCAGGTGGTGCTAGTTATGTATTTTTTAATGATGGTGATACTCATGTAAGAGGCACAGGTGGTGGACAATTAACTCAATCTAACCACTTTGTAAACTCTAATAGTAACCCAGGTGTTGGTGGAAATGTTCAACAAAGAGGTGGACATGGTTCAAACCAAGGAAATACTGGTGGAAATGGACAAACTTCAGGAAACTTCGGTGGAGCAGGTGGAGGTGGAGGTGCTGCTACAGGTTCAGGTGGTGGAGGAACTGGTAATGGACTAGCAGGAAATGGTGGTGGAGGTTCTAACCACAATGCTAACTCTAACAACTCAGGTGTAAATGCAGGTTATGCAGGTCAAGCACCAGGAGGTGGTGGAGGTTCAGGCTCAGGGTATTATGGTGGTGCAGGTGCAGGTGCAGATGGTGGTGTAATTGTTTTATATACAAATGAAAACCAACTTCTTACAGGAGGGGATTCAGTAAACTCTTCAGGGTCAGGTTCTAACACAGTTTATACTCATACATTTAATACTTCAGGCACATTGGATTGGGCATAATATGGGAGTTTATGCAAAATTAAACGCAGAAAATTTTGTTGTAGAGTGTATAAAAGCTGATGCAGAATTTATGAGTAAACCATCTCGTGCAATAACAAACCCTTCAGAATGGAAAGATGTTACAGATGTAGCTGCAGGTTCAGGTTTAGTAAGTATTGGTGCTGAATATAAACCTGAAGAAGATAAATATGTAGCACACAAGCCATACGAAAGTTGGGTTTTAGATGACACTGGTTATGATTGGAAAGCACCAGTAGACCAACCTGCTGATTTTCAAGATAAACCATATTTATGGAATGAAGAAAAACAAGCCTGGGAAGAACAAACATAATATTAAAAAAGGTGGAACTTGAAAATAGAAATAATTCCTGCAGATAAAAAATTTGAACCTCTTTTAGATTTATATGAACCTTTACCTGCTAATAAATTTTTACCTGAGTGGTATAAAAAAATGGGTAGAGGTGAATTACTAGATAGTGAATTAGCTGATACTGCTGAAGAAAATGTTACTGCTAAAAAATGTCCTGCTATACAAGATATGCTTACTGAAGGATTTATATTACCCATGTGGGGAAACTTCTTTTTTAAATCTATTTATGATGAAGAAGGAAAGATAGTAAACCAAAAATGGAACATATCTACAGCTAAAGCGTATGGAGAAAATGCTGATGCTATGATAGGTTTACACACATATCATCAGACTAAAGGGTGGAATGTAGGTAGAACTATTGATGGCACACTGTTAAAAATGGCTTGTCCTTGGAAATTTTTAGTTCCTAAAGGTTACAGCTTATTGTACATAGACCCTTTTTATCATTTCAGAAATGACATAAGACTTTTATCAGGTTTGGTAGAAGCAGATAGATGGGGTTTAATCACTTTTCCATTTGAATTTATTAACAATGATAAGTTTATGATTGAAGCAGGTTCACCTATGGTCCAAGTAATTCCGATTAAAAGAGAGAAATTAGAGATAGTAAGTAGATATGGTACAGATGAAGAATATACACACACTGAACATATTTTAAAACAATATCACACTTCACAAAAAACTTATAAATATTATGACTACTCATAAAATTAAATTTGCACCTATAAATAAAGACCATGTTCTTACTGATGCAACAAAACCTAGCAAAGCAAAAAACTTTATACCTACTTGGTTTCGTTCAATGCCACATTTCATAGAGGATGCTGTAGATAGCGATATTTTATCTAAAAATAAATTTAGTACAGTAAGAAGATGTCCTAGTTTTCACGAAGTTTTTAATACAGGATTTGTATTAGTTGCACCTTGCGATATGTTTTTACAAATTAAAAAAGATGGAGAATATTTTTGGGAAACACCAAGTGAAATTTATAAATTAGATATACACAATGATTATCAATTTGCTCATTTTTATCCCAATAAAAATATAAAAGGAGTATTTAAACTCACATATCCTTATATGGCTATAACACCAAAAGGTTATGGTTGTATACAGTTGCCTATGTTGTATCACAACAACCCTGATTTTTATGTTCCTTATGGATATTTAGAAACTGACATATATCATGAGCTAAACCAACAAATAATTGTTACATCTGATAATGCAGAGAAAGGTATTTTTATTAAACAAGGAACACCACTCAACTATTTAGTGCCTTACAAAAAAGATGATTGGGATATTGAGTATTTAGATTATTCAGAAAGTTTAGAAAAAAAATTTACAAACACACAATTTCACTTAAAAGGTAAATTTAGTGGTGGGTTTTTTAAGAACATCAAAAAATAATATGATATAATCCCATGATGGATTATGTAATCGGATTTATTTTAGGATACTTTATTAAAAATTTTTTTGTTTGGTTAGATAAATTTTCTACGCCAAAAGTACCTGATAACTATCAAGAAGAGGATTGGGATTGGATAACATGAGCAGTGGTAATGGTTATACAAATAAGGAACTTCTAAACATAATTATTGAAACCCAAGAAAAAACAAACGAAAGAATAGATTTACTTCACGAGAAAGTAAACAGTAAAATTTCAAGACAAGAACTAAGCGGTTGGCTTGTAGCAGGGTCTGCATTGGTGGTGTTAGTCAACGCCCTAATGTAGGAGGTAATATGTGCTGCGGTCAAGGCTGTTGCAATGGTGGTTAGTAGCATCACTGGTTTTTATGCCATTAAAGGCATTAGCTGACCATGTTCCTACGCAACCTGCATACAATCAATCAATAGCTTTAGATACATCAACAGGTGATTTAACTATTGGTATATATACATCTGATGGATTTGAAGATAGTCCACCTGAAAAATACACTATATGGTTTACTATAAGTGATGAAACTATAGATATATCTACTGCTTATTGTATATCTACATCTTTTGGACACACAGATAATCTTGTGTGGAATTATCATGTATTTTCTTTAGAGGACCTACAAACATACTTTGAAAATCCCTATGGAACATTTAGAACAAAGATAAGGTCTGATAATGACACAGACCAAAGTTATAGCACATTAACATTAGAGCAATCAATAGTAATACCTAATGAATTACCTTTTATAAATTTAGGTGAATGGACTGCTCCTACAAATACTTGTAACGATACAAGCACAACCACTACAACAACTACAAGTTCTACCACTACGACAACTGTGCCTGAAGAAACTACAACAACTACAACTGTGCCTGAAGAAACTACAACAACTACAAGTAGTACAACTACCACGACTACTACCACAACTTTACCACCAAAGCCTGAGCCTGAACCTGAACCACCACCTGCACCTGAGCCTGAACCTGAGCCTGAACCTGAGCCAATAGAAATTGTTATGGATGATGGAACTGTAGCTGAATATACAGAAACTGAAGTAGAGGATGGAACAGTTGAGAGAGACAACGAAAGACAAAAGAACTTTGAATTGTATGGTGTAGAATTGACTGATGAGCAAGTTGCAAGAGGAGATTTAGAATTATATGATATTGAAATCATTGAAGAAGAGGACATGGGAGAACTCGGAGAAGAGTTTTTTGATGATGTTGACATACCTGACATTGTGGAAGATGAGTTTATTGAAGAAGAAATTATTGAGCTTACTGAAGAAGAAGTCAAAGAACTTGAACGAGAAATGGAAAGAGATGTTAAGAAACTTGAATATGAAGAAGAAATTGAAATATTTGTTTTTGAAGATGAAGAAGAACTTGAAGAGTTCATTGACACAATCATTGAAGTAGAAGAATTTTTGGAAGAGTTTGAGGAAGTAGAGATTATAATTATAGAAGATATAAAAGAGTTAGATATTGATTTAGATGATTGGGATACTGAATTTGAAGAGATACAAGAAGAGGAAGTTATAGAAGATGAGTTATACGAAGAGGATATACGAAGAGATGACAATGAGGAACTTGAAGTTCTACCACCGAAAGATGATGCCAAAGAAATTGAAGAGATATTTACTGAAGAGATGGTTGAAGAAGAGGTTGAAGAACTAGAAGAAGTCATAGAAGAAATCATTGAAATAGAAATAGAAGAGGATTTATCTGATGAAGAAGTGGAAGAAGCCATTGAAGTATATGTGCAAGAACTCGACACCGAAGAAGTTGTAGAAGTATTAGAAGAAGTCAATGACATAGGTGTACAAAACCTAGAACAAGCTACAGAAGAAGTACAAGAAATAGTTCAAGCTGTTGTAGAAGAAGCTATAGAAGAAATAGAAGAGCTTACAGAAGAACAGGTTGAGGTAGTTGCAGAGGTGTTGCAAGTACAAACAGAAGATGTTGAAATTATTGCAGAAGCTGTCAAAGAAGATGAAGTAATAGCTGAAGCTGTAGAAGAATATGTAGAACGAGCTGTAGAAAATGCAGATGTAGAAAACTACACACTTGCTGATGTAGTTACAGAAGTACAATTTGAAACATTTTTAGAAAATCCAATAGAAGTATTCATTGATATAGAAAATATATCATTGACAAATTTAGGAGATGACATGACAAATGACCAGAAAGAAAAAGCACAGGAGGTGGTAGTGCCAGTTATTTTGACTAGAATAGCTAGTATGGCAGCTTTTGTATTTAGGAAAACATTATGATAAGTAAGATATGGGATTGGTTTGTAAAAGCAATTAAAGAAACTTTAAACCTTAGTTGGACTTTAGTAGGATTAATTATTGCTACATTAACACTTACTGGTTCTGCACAACAAATCACAGGACTTGCTACTATAATTACATTAGTAATATGGTTACTCACAATCGGCTTTAGAGATTAATTATGGGCTATTGGGGTGACACAAAACAATGCAGTTGCGTTTGCAAATGCAAGGAAGGTGGACAAAATGAAACTACAAGTAGTTAGAACACAATTAGGTAAAGATGCAACAAATGGTCTGTTATTTATTGATGGGTTGTTTGAGTGTTATACATTAGAGGACCAGTACCAAGCAGTAAAAGTTATGCACGAAACTTGTATTCCTGAAGGAACATATCCTATAAAACTTAGGACAGTTGGAGGTTTCGATAAAAGGTACAAAGCTAAATATCCTGAACTCCATCGTGGTATGTTGTGGATTCAAGATGTTCCAGGATTTGAATATATACTTATACACCAGGGAAACACCGATGAGCATACTTCAGGTTGTCTTATTGTCGGAGATAGTCAACAAGATTTAGATGTAAATTTTAATGGTATGGTAGGCAGTTCAGCAAACGCATACAAAAAACTATATCCAAAAGTATCTGCACAATTATTAGCAGGTAACGAAGTTACTATTGAATACAGTAAAATACAACTAGAACCACAAGAACCTAATGATGTATATGAAAAACTACAAGAGATTAGTGGAGAAATCAAAGTATTAAATGCTAAACTTAGTGGTAGGAATATTACATAATGTCAGATTTATTTGAAAAAAATAATAGAAAAAGAAACCAAGATGGCACATTCAAAAAAGATGTGGGGTGGACTCCTTGGAACGAAGCATGGAGTTATAAAATGAGCGAAGACCTCAAAGATATGCTTGAACGAACTGCCTGGACCTTCATTGAAGCGTTCATTGGTGCATTAACAGTTGCTCCTCTTGTAGGCGTAGAAGCTGAAACCATTCAGTTAGCTGCTCTTGCAGGTGGTGGTGCTGCACTAGCAGTCGT